ATTGCTCGAAAACTTCTTCTACGAGCAGGATTAGATTTTTTGATTTTCATGGTTTTTTGTCCTGCTTTTTTTGCACTGGTACCCCCATGACCAAAATTGACTTTTTTAATATTGCCGGTTTGAGGATCTCGGACATATACCTTGAATTTTTTTACATCGCCACGCATGGGTTTGCCCAATGGAACTTTTCGACCTTGATATTCTGCCTCGCTGATTAAATAATCGATCTCCATGTCTCCTTCATGGGCTGTGTCAAAATCATCTATCAATTTCCAATTTTCCAGCAGTTGATAAATTTCCACAGAACTATCTATCAGCAAATTGCCTTGGTTGTCTTTGTCCATGATATAAGTTTCTAACAGAGTCGAATCCTCTAATTCAATGGCAAAATTGTCACCTACTGCTGGATTGAAAAACCATTGTTCGGCTTCTTGTAGATAATTCTGTAATTTTTTCATATTTTTCTCAACAGATTTTTCAGCTGCGACAGTTCGATATCTTCAGACATCTGTCTATCTAATTGACTGGCTAACACTGGTACAGTGCTTTGGCCTGTGCTTTTTGGTCTATTTAATCCACCGCTATACTGCAACGCATCATCATTGTATTCTGTATCTGTTGGCCAGTTTGGAGAATTTTCGTCGACCATTTGAGAACAACCGCATGGCTCTTGATCGCAAACTGGACAAGAATGCTCATCGCTGTGATAATGATCATCATGCATACCTGCTAAATTTAAGATCTCGGCCAGTCTTTCTGCATCCTCCCCGCTGGCTGTGATAGATATCGACTTGTCCACAGCACCATTGTCGTTTGAATTTTGAGACACAGTGATACTCATAGATTCAGAAATCATATTTTCTAGTTCTCTGTTCCAACTGTCGTAGATCCCTTTGCCAAATGACACTGCCTTTTTACCTTTGGGTTGCTTAGGACTGTCTCCGCTATCACTGACAGCCACACTACCCGAGGTTGTGGTTTCGTCGACCTTTTTCTCTACATGTTTAGGTAGACCTGTTCTTTTTGTTTTGGCAAATTTTTTTAATTCAGCAGTGCTCATGTCCGTCATTGCAGCAGAAGCAGTGCCTTTTTTAGGACGGTGGCCTTCTCTTTTGGCTTTTAGAGCAATAGCAGCAGCCCGTTGCTGTGCGCCACTAACTGCTTTTTTTTCTGCCAATGGTTCTTCTTGGTCTTTTTTGCTGACCATGTAGTCACGAGCTGTATCAAGATAATCCACCGCCTTAGTAATTTTAGCCTGTACCCATTCAGGCAGATTTTCTTCGCTGTCAAGAATACTTCTTAATTCGTTAGCTGCATCTTCTGCGGTGCTGAGTTGTGTTTTGGCCATATCGCCTTCACGATCATATTCACCGCGATCTGCTGGATGAATCATTTGGTCGTCAAGTTCTTCTTTGACTTTTTTAGGTCTTCCTTTTTTAACATCAGGGTCCATACTATGTACAGTGCGTGGTCCCTTCCATGCCGGAATTTCTATTCTACCAAACGGTGCATCATAGGTATGCTTAGGCCCTGTTGGGCGGCCTGGATCATTAGGTTCATTGCCTGGTGTTTCGCCGGTTTTGACATCATATCGCCGTGTATGCCTTAAACCTGTTCTAGTAGTTTCTATATCACCTTTTTTTCCTTGGCGTACTTTTGCTTCTTTAGCAAATTTCATTTTACCGCCCATTTCATCCTTGCCAAGTCTACCGGCTATGACATCACCGCGGGTGATTTTCTTATAAGGTTTGGCATTGTTAGCTAAATTGCCGTCTCCCTTGCCTTCCGCGATGCCTTGCTCTAATACCTGATTTTCTTCCATACCAGCAAGACGCATCATTTCCGATAAATCATCCTCCTCTTGTACTTGTAAATCACTGTCTAAAGTAGAAGGGTTGACTCTATTTCCCGCTAGCCCAGGAATATCCACACCATGTGGTTGTAATCTATCCGCGGCATAGATTGTATCCAGTTTCCTGTCTTTATTGTAGCTGACTAGTTTCTCTATCGGCAGCGGGCCTGTCCCAACGTTGTTGGGAAAAACCCAGTTACCGGATTTTACCGTATCAACATCTGCTCTAAATTGCCTGTTTTGCCTAGCAGTTTCCTGGTCTTGCCTAGCAGTTTCCTGGTCTTTCAGCCATCTCTGCATCATATCCCGTCCTACCTGATTCAGGCCCTGCCTAATTTGGTCGGCATCACCTTGCTCTAATACCTGATTTTCTTCCATACTAGCAAGACGCATCATTTCTGACAATTCATCTTCTCTCATATTGCATTTAGATGCTGGTGTAAAAGGTGGACACTTAGGTTTAATCTCATTATCTCTGTCTCCAGTCTGAGGTTCTGATCCAGATTGCGTGTCCGACGAAGTCTGCGATCCCGATTGAGGTTGAGATTGAGGCAAAGTAGGTTTTGGTATTAATCTTCTTTCACCTGTGTCTGGATCTACAAACATTTTTTCATCTAATTGTTTCTGAATACTGTATTTTTGATATAAGTCACTGCCTGCCTGTTCTAAGATGGCAGTTTGTTTGTTTGTTTTATCTTCATTGATTACAGTTTTGGGTTTATCTAATTCTGATAATTTTTTGTTTAAATCATAAAAAAATGTCATATCTTTATCCTCTTGGTTGAGCACCGGTGGCTGGTTTTGGTGGTCTCTTTATGTTAGAAATTGGACTAACTGTACCTTGCGGCAACTTGTCAGTGGTTTCTGCTGCGGGGGTTTTACCACCTGCCACAGTAAAGTCTGATCTATAGGCATTTTTCAACACTGCGTGATCATATGGCCCAGTGCTGTAATCTTGTTTTAACTCATTTTGCTCGGCCGTATTTGTGGGGAAATCAGTATCTTTGAGTAGATCCTGGTTTTCACTGTTGATTCTTTCAACTTCATTGGCCATGCTGTCTTCATGACCAATTGTCAACATGCGAACCAGACTGGGATTCATGCCCATGATTTGTGCCAATTGCTGTATTTGAGGCTCGATGGCTGGGTATCTGAAACTGACATCCACAGTGGTCATTGATTGATTTTTAATGTCCGGAAAGTCTTTCAAAGTGGTCAGTATTGGTGTTGTTTTGGGCTTTGACATCTTGATAATGTCAAATTGACTGCATTTTTTTTCTAATTCATTGAAAAAACTGTCGGGGACCTCACCAACTACTTTTATTCTGTAGTCATAAGTTCGTTGACTTTCTGCTAGATAGTGCTGAAATGTTTTCATTTAAGATAATCCTATAACATATTTATTCTTTTTTGTGATTTTGCTTTCGTTCATTTAAAAATTTTTCTAACACTTCATTTCTACTTAATACCTGTCCTTGTCCAACTGTGATTGCAGGATTTACTTCATCTGTCTGCTGATCTAATCTAGCCTTTTTTAATTGTAACTCAACCATACGAAGTTTTTTATTTATTTTGGCTGTTTTGGCAGATACAGCATGTCCCAGCATGTTGCTGGCCACAGAAAATATTTCGCCAGCAAATCTGGTATCTACATTGAATCCCAGATCCATTAAATCTTGAAATTTTTCTTTGGCCAAATCGGCCAATTCGTCTAGTTCTTGATCACTGCTGTCAAGATTTTTTACCAAGGGCAATGCATTGTCTATTTTGTCTATGGCATGATCAATGTTTTCTATGATAGACTTGGATTCAGATACTGTATTTTCAATGGCTTTTATTTCTGGATCTGGTAGATCAAAAAGTTTAATAAGGTTATCGGTCATGCCGATATTTATCGTTTTTTTCCGTTTACAAACAAATGATCTTCATTTATAACACGAAACTTCAATCCCTGTCGTTTGCACCACTGTTGAGCAGCAGCCCACTTGCTGTAGTTCACGGCCACCACGGCACGATCTCTACTGTTCATCTTGCCTTCAATCAAACTTTGATTTCTGGGTTTGATTTCGATGAGTTCCGCAGTAATTTGATTGTGTTTGTTACGATAGGTTATTAAAAAATCAGGAATATATCTGGTTTTTTTTCCTGTGACAGGATTGATATAGGGAATACTGACACTTTCACTTGCCCAATGTAAAATATTTTCGTTGTTGTCACAAAATCGCATAAAGGCATGTTCCCAACTGGATCGATATCTGGGGCTACCCTTTCCCACATATTTGTCAGGGTTCTGAACATGATAGATACCTTGCGCCCACTTTTTCATGCTTTGACATTTCTTGCAGTGTAATAATTGGGCACCACAGCATTGCTGTAACCCAATAGTGTACTGGCACTACGCAGACCATTTAGATAATAGGCCAAAGTGGCAGTGATTTGTAATTGATCTGTGCCTTGTAATTGATCTAAAAGTGTTAATACAGGGGTGCTGGTTTGTTCAGCTACTCTGAACAAAGTCACTGTGAAATTGCCGGCTGCTTCGGCAGTGGTGAAAACACTGCGAAAAAAACTGTAGACAATGTCATATTCTTGTGCAGGAACATCAACATCAAAATTGAAAAAATTATCAAATACCCTCACAGTCAAATCGGTTTTGGGATTGGCATAGTTTATTGTTGACATGTTTATCTTGGTCCTGGTGGGCTAGGAAAATTAAATCCACCCAATTTTCCTATGATTTGTCTATTGCCCGACGGGGTGGTGTTTCTCAAAGTTTGTTGTATGCTGTCTACTGCTTCTTGTGACACAATAGATTTTAGATTTTTACCTTTAAAAGTATCCCGTGTGGCCACAGATTTTTGTATGGCCCCGATAATACCTGTAACACTACCACTTTGTAAATCTTCTAGTATACCGATACCTGCATCCAGTAGACCACCGCGACCCAACACAGTGGCAATGTTGCCCGGGCGGCTCAACGGACTGGGTATGGTGTCATATCTTGCTGGGTCAGCAAATCCCTTGACATTGGTGTCAGGTCTAACTCTGCCCACTGCTCCTGTGTAGTATTTGACAGTCTCGTATTCGATGGTCATGGTATTTTGCATGACACCACCACCTTGGGCATAATCATATGTATCATGATTCCATTCTTTGATCACAGGATTGATCAACATATACATGGCATACTCGTGTTGATCAAAACCATAAATGGTTATATCTTTAAAGAAAGATGGCTTGCCGGTGCTTTCATCACCGCCACTGAATCCGCCGGGTCCGCCTGCACTGCTCTGATCATAACTTTCGCCGATGAAACCCCAATCATTGACATCTCTTTTGGCAGTATAAGTATCACGATTAGTATAACTAAAACTGGCCGGACTGTTTAATGGTCCCAGTCGTCCATTGGAATTAGAAGCATCTAAGTATTGTTGATTGGGGTCTTTGAAATAGTAAGAAAAATAGTTATACCAGAGATTTCTGGTCAAATTACCACCGTCGTCGTGTAATTCAACTCTGACAGGCAAGTAATTGATTTTCTTCTGAATAATTCGCTTTCTGTTATATTGATTGAGTGAGTCTATGTCGATTTGATAATTTGGCAATTGTATAGTTTTGACCATCATTCCCAATGCAGTGACATCATCTTGAGGAAACACTGTTCTTAATACTGGTATTTCAGCTGTATTGATATTGAAATAGACATGGAAAAGAAATTTGTTCTTGGGTGCTAACTCATAGCCATTGGTTAAAAAAGTTTTACTGGCATGAGCATAATCTTTTAAACTTTGCTTGCCAATAAAACCTTTTAAAAAATCTTGACCGAATGACATTTAATATCAGCCCGCAGTGCCAACACCAGTGACAATATCACCTATTGTTCTGGCCAATTTACTGGTTCCTACAGTACCTCCCTTGGTTTGTGCTGCATTGTCAAACTGTATGGTCATGGCAATTGTAACTGGATCATTGGTGCCATAGCTCATTTCGCCATAATCTGCTTGTTTGAGATAACAACCATAGAGTTCCCAAGTTTCTAAAACCACTACATCATTACCCATCCCACCATCTAAGATTTCAAATCTAGTCAAGAATTTATAATTGATACCTGCCGCTGCACTGGCCATTTCAAAAAAATCCATTTGCTTTTGAATTTGTTCACCGACTAGAGTCGAAACTTTGCCACTGGCATCATCTCGTAATGTACATACTGTTTCTGCCCAGCTATATTTTCCTGCCAACTTCAGTGTGCTGTTGTAGATGGGTATGGAAATATCTTCGAAACTCACGCTGGGTCGACGAAAATCTATGACCTGTTTGGATAATTCAGTTCGGGGTGTACTGATACCAAAATTTTCAAAAATGACCCTAAACCGATATTTCAGTTTAGGCATCAGCAAACCTTCATTTGGATTACTCTGATCACTGGCCAAAGGAACTGTCATTCTTGTTAAAGATGCAACTGCCATTTTAATGTTCTCCTATACTTTTTTATTTATAGCAATTCACCTAAAATCATTATCTACATAGATTATGTTCATAAGTATTTGCGTAAATAGTTTTATAAGGATTGATAGCTATGTCAATACAATGTCAAGTATGTCATGAAGTTTTTGCCAAAATAATACCCTGGCAACATTTACGGAAACACAATATGTCGAGTGACAAATATAAAGAACAATATGGTTCACTTTACAGTGAAGAAACACTGTCATTGTTTAGAGCAAGACTTCCCCATAATAAAAACAAAAAAGTCACAGACAGCCAACATTTAGAAAAAATCAAAAAGGCCGTTGACAAAAGAGAGCAAAGGTATCAGACTGGCGAACTACAAAGGCATCGCACTGTTTTATCTGACGAAACACGAAGAAGGATAAGCACCGGAGTTAAAAAATATGCAGATAATAATTCCAATGAATTAAAAGATCGTGCGAAAAAGGCACAACAAACAAAGAAAATACGAGGCACAAAAGGCCCCATGTTGGGTCAAAAGCATAATGAAACTACAAAGCTAAAATTAAGACAAATTTTACAAAAAAATAATCAAAAGAAAAAAGAAGAAAGTCATAAAAAAATTTCCGCTGCAGTGGCACAAGCAAAATTAAAAATTCTATTAGAAAAAAACACAACCTTAGAATTAGAATGTTTGGTATGTGATCATCAGTTTCAAATTACAAAACAATACTTTAATACAGAAAAATTCAGACCACATCTCTGTCCAAAATGTTTTCCTCCTCTTAAAAATAAAACTAGCAAAGGAGAACAAGAACTTTTTCATTTTATACAATCAATTTCCAGTGATTGTTATGCCAATTACAGATCTGAATATAAAAGTTTAGAGATCGATATTTTTGTACCGTCAAAACAGATAGGATTTGAATATAATGGATTATATTGGCATAGTGAATCTGTATTCCTACAAAATAACAGAAACCCTAAAAGCGATTATGAAAAATATCTACATTTTAAGAATAATGGTATACAAATTATACAAATTTACGAAGACGAATGGTTATTCAAACAAAATATAGTAAAAAGCAGAATAAGACACATTCTTGGAAAAACTGTAAACAAAATTTATGCAAGAAATTGTGAAGTTAGGTGTATAGATGCAAAAACCGCCAGTCAGTTCTTCAATGACACGCATATTATGGGCAATGGTAGAAGTAATTACAGATTAGGACTATTCTATAAAGGCAAATTGGTTTCAGCAATGAGTTTTTCGAAAAACAATTTATCAAGAAAAATTATAGGCTGGGAACTAAACAGATTTTCTTCAGACTGCAATTTGTCGATTGTAGGAGCAGCGAGTAAATTGTTTAAGGCTTTTATAAAAAGAGTCAACCCCGATCAGGTCATAAGTTATTCAGACAATAGATGGAGTATGGGAAATTTGTACCGGTCATTGGGCTTTGATTTTATAAGTCATGGCTCACCTAATTATTGGTATTTCTTAGCAAATCAACCCAGAATACATAGATTTAACCTAAGAAAAACTCAGTTTGATAACCCTAACTTGTCCGAAGTTGCTAATCGCATATCTCAGGGCTATAATAGAATTTGGGATTCTGGCAGCACTAAATGGTTATGGACAAATAAAAAGGGAGACTGATCTCCCTTTTTATCGACCTCAACAAAATTAACCAGCTGCAACCGCTGTACTGATCGCACCAGAAATTTCACCTGTATTCTTTATTCTCAATGGTATGTAAATAAATTCAACAGCCTTGACTGGTTCTATGGCAATATCTACCCATAGTTCGTTGGCATCAATTCTAGCTGGAGTATTGTTTGTAAAATCACAGACAACCAAGAAGTCGTAAATACCTCGTTTGTTTACCAAATCAATCATCAAACTGTTGATGGAATTTTTAATTTCGTCGCGAGTGATTTGATCGTTGGGCTCGAACAAGAATTGTTTACCAATGGAATCCAATCTAGCACGAATAAATGCTATCAATCTAGCCACATTGATTCTATCCAATGCACTGGTCAATGAGTAAGTGGTTTTATTACCGAAATTGGTTATGCCTATGCCTGGAATAAATGTAATGGGATTAATACGATTTTCATACAGTACATCCCTCAGTCCTTGATTGACACCCAGGCTTACAAATTCACCGGTCTGTGCATTGATGTAGCCAATATTTTCAGCATTATCAATTACACCTCTACGAGTACCCGCTGGTGCTAACCACGGAAATGCCACTTCGTCATTGCGTATAATGGTTCTGATCATCATGTGACTGGATGGTTGAACCACTGGACTGCCGCTCAAATCAGTGGTTAGACAACTTGGATAAAATACACCCACATAAGGATCTCCCACAGTGGTCCCTTCTATTACCAAGCCCTCACCGGTCACAGTGGTGTTATTGGCCCAAGCCAATATATCTGTACCTGTGCCAGGCAATCTCATTGAAGTATCACCGATCACAAATGCTGTATTATTTCTTTCGTTGTTCAAGGCAGTCATATTGGTTATCAGTTCTGGATAGCCAGGACATGATATTAGATTGTATTGTCTTTGTTCTTCTCGTGCACCCACACTGGTATCTATGCCTGATTTCAGTGCTGCAACCACAATGGATCGCTGTGCTTGTCTGCCCATATATGGACTGCCGTCTTGTCTATTGCCACTTGCATTTACCCATGCATTGGTTTCCAGTATGCCCCAATAACTGGTGTTGGTGGGCACTGTGCCAGTGGGTGGATTGGCAATGGCCACATACAGTGTGGTATTATATAAAACTTTATCACCCTGTACATAAGCAGTGGCACCGCTCCACACATCAAATGAAAAGTCAGTGGCGTTGAAATAATCTGCTCTGAACTGCTTGACATTAAATCCGCTTCTGCGAGTATTAAACAACAGTATACCAGCTGGGTATAATGTATAGTCTGGCACATCTATATCGGTATAGTCACTGGTCAATAGACTGGTTATGGTAGCCAAGTTATCAGTGACAACATTACTGGTGCCATCGGTGTCCCATCTGGCATCAGCAAAGACAATGCCGTTTTCTGTGGTTTGATCAGTGTTATTAATGGTAACCCAGGTATCAACGCCATCCACTAATTCAAATCTTTTAATCACAGGGTACAGTTCAAGATTGCTGGTGTCTATCCATAAATCGCCATAGACAAGATCAGTGGCATCGCTCTGTTGTGTTGGTTCGGATGCACTCACAATTGGTCCTGCTGGGTCTGTGTCCGTTAAATCATACCCTCTGACATCATTGCTGACATTTCTATAACCGTACCATCCATTGCCATCATTGATCATGATATCGACTTGATTGCTGGCGCTGTAATACCAATAACGGCCATCTGCAGGATCTATACTGGGTGCATTGGCACTGGCTGTGTATTCAAGTGGTGTCCAGTTACTTAAAATCAATCCGCCTTCGGGGTTAGCCCTGATACCAGTAACGCTGGTAGTAAACCCAGCTGTGGTAAGTGGATTATTGGTTCCGTTGACCACATACATGACCCCGCCCAGTGCCTGTGTCAATACCATATTACCCGAACTATTTAGACTGGCAATCACTCCGGGAACATTGGCTGCACTGACTGCACTGATAAATGCAGCAGGTGTTGTTCCATTGATTGTCACAGTGACAGAACTAGTCAGTGTGCTGCTGTTTGCTGTACTGGTTTGTATGGTAAATGTTGATCCGCTGATAAAAGTGGGATTTGCAACACTACCGGTAATAACTGTTTCGCCCTCTACTGATCTCTCAAATACTTGTAAAGTAAAGGTATTATTGAATTCGCTGGTGGTTAAATTTTCTTCAGGAGCAACATTATACTGTGTATATGTTGTGCCCTGTGGTATATTAAGTCCACCCCCCGACGGATCTAGAGTTTTATTTGCACTTTGGTCATTTTCGTAGACCAGTGCATTTTGTTGTACCCAAGCCCCTAAAATTGTGTTCCATTTATTTAGAACAATATTGGTGCCCAAGTTCACAGGAGTAATTTTGTTCCAGATACTGCCGGTTGGTCGTGGGCTGGTATCGGTAGTCCTCCATCTAGGCACAGTGTAATTGGCACTTTGTTGTAAAGCTGGACTGAGATAAGTACCAACCACGATCCCCAAACTGGTTATTAAATTTGCACTGCCTGCGGTATTGCCCTGTTCTAATCTGATACCACCGTCTAGTGTAGATCCGTCACTTTCTGCACTGCTGTCGGCAAACAGAGTCAGCTTGCCATCCTC